ATGTATTTAACATTTTTATTAATTTTACGTAATAAATTCTTGTTTTCTAGATACGCCATGTGCGTACCCATAGCGTAAACACAATCCTTTGTGATATTAATCGCTAGATATTGTGTGCTATTTTCAAAACAGAGATCTGCTCTAGACTGTATACGATCAGGAGTATCTATCATACAATCGAGTATGATATCCAATGGACCCATACCCTCTACAAGTGATTCTAAAGTATCTTCAGGATCTTTAGCCTTCATCGGAAGTATTGTGATTATTTGACGTGGTCTATCCATGTCACTAATCATCGATTTTGCACTTTTATAATTAGTTGATATATGGAAATTGTCAATTTGTTTCAAATCGGCTCCTATTTTGTTTCCCATTTTATGTAAAACAATTGGTAAAACGATTCCGATTGACATATTGTAATTCTATAATTATCATATATTTTAAGTTCGTTGTTTAACATCCACCCATCCTTGAATACTTATATCACTCTCTTCACACCAAGGATAAATACTATCCTCATCTCCTATGAAATTGAGAGCACGAACACCATTTTCGATACATTTATCACATATATCTTTATTATCATCAATGAGTAAACCTATATTAAGTGCGCGACATATATCCGCCTTATGTATTTCATTCGGTGTATAACTGTTTGTGAGGATGACGTCATCGAATACACCTGGAAAGTATGTATCTATCCACGCTTCTGTTTCTTCTCGCGCAATATCTTGACGTCCGGTGAGTACATACATTTTATTATAACGCTCTTTAAGATTATACACGGCCTTTTGAGATCCTTGGATAGGTGTGAGATTCATGAAGTCCTTGGATTGGTAAAATTCGTGAACCATTTTTTGTGAAGTTGGTTCATCTACTTCAAATATTTCGCGGTACACGTATCTATATTTGGGTTTACTCCATAATTTGTGAACTTGACGGTGGTGATTTGCCATGGGAAAGAGGAATTTTACTAAGACTTCATCGATATCAATTGCGACTCTGCTCATTTATTTATTACAAACATTATTCATAATCTCTAATTACAACACCCACAGGGAATCGGGGAACACCAATCGCGGTAAGGTTTTGAAAACGTACAGTCAGCATCTTTCCAATGTACTTCTCGTGGTTCTTATAGTCCTCCTCGCGTTGGATGATGGTACCCTCAGGTCTGACACTGAATTGCTGACCATCTTGGGTTTTACAGACCCAAACAACTGCGTCTGCGTCACGACCGTGACCAGTCTTGGCACCAGTGATTTCATATTCCTCGGTCTGGAAATCCTTGTGCTTGAGGAGATAGTTGCTTCGCTGACCAACCTCGTAGACACTGAAGCGATCGCGAATCATGGTACCTTCATGTCCTTCTTCAACATGCTTCTGATGCATGAGAGGAAGATCCTTCTTGGATTTTACGAGTGTCGTTTTGACATATTCGTAATGAGGATTGTAGATAGAATCCTTGACATACTCCCAGCGTTGCTCGAATGTCATCTTATCCCTGGCAAGGGCTTCAGCTTTAAGATCAAAGAAATCGAACACGTGGAACTTGAGCTTCAGAGGGTCAGTCTTGAAAGTACTCGTGAGTTCCTCAAAGTTGAGGTTAGGGTCAAAGGCTTCACCATCAACGTATTGACCCGGCTCAAGTCCCTTACCAAGAATCTCAGTTCCGGGGATGATCTTTCCAGTTCTTGAGATGCCACCATCTTTGGAGACAAGTAGGCGAACACCATCAAGTTTGGGTTGAACGTAGAACGGCTCAGATATGTATTTCTGGCGATCCTCCCACTTGTTAGCGAGCATAGGCAACACTTGGCTGCACTTGGTATGCTCATTGTTCCACATGGTTTGTGCTCGAACCAAAGCCTTTTCATAACCAGTCTTGACGTTGGTTCGTGACTCAGAAAACTTGTCACTCCCCACGATACCAGAGATCTTCACAATATCCGCAGTTCCATCCTTCAAGTCCTCAACTTTGATGTCAATGTAGCGGTCGCGGTTGTGTTTGTCTTGTTTGATAAGGCGTTCCATTATAGGAGTAATTAATTTCTCAACTTTAAATAGATGTCTGGATTACCAGTTGTTAATTACGCTAGAATGGAACGACTTAGGCCTCCAGAAAGCACAACGTTGCCTTTAAATTTAAACACGTTTTGTATAATATTTATAATTCTATGTGTACTAGCTCTATATCGACGCTCGGTTACACTTACTCAAGAGCGTGGACGATTCCATACTTGAGGCAGTCTTTTGGAGACAAGTAGATGTCTTTTTTCATAAGCTTATTCAGCTTTTTCTCAGGAATCTTGGTCTTTTCGAGATACATCTTCTTCAAATTTTTCATAAACTTATCCGTTGATTTCAGCTCATGTTTAAGTTCCTGAAAATTACCCCACATCTCTGTCGAAATCTGGTGAATGAGGACGTATGCATTTTTCCCCATAAGTCTCTCAGAACCTCCAAGCAACATGAACGTCGCGGCACTGCAACAAGATCCCTGGGCGATGGTAACAATCTTTACACGAGAGGATTCGAGAGTGTTCATCATCGTCATACCAGCAAAGATGTCTCCACCTTCACTCATGATATGAACCCTAATTAGGGGTTCGTACCCAAAGAGTTCAGCTTTCTTTTTAAGAAGTTCGATCTCCAATTTTTTAAATTTTTCAACGAAGTCAAGAGCGTTCTCCCGATCGACGTCAGCATAGAAGAGGATTTCGTTCCCAATAACCTTAACATATTCTTCAGTTTCAGGTTCTTCTTCCTTCGTAGACATTCTTTAGAGCCTTCTTTACTTTTGTTACTTCTCTTGATTTTAAGCCACTTCCAACAGCCAAATGATTAATGACGTCGAAGTCTTGAGGTGTGATTCCATATTCTACCAACTTACTTAGGTCTCCTTTCTCCGCATATTTCTTCAAAAGACATAATTCTTCAACCCCCAATCCCATTCTCGATTTTTTCTTAATTTCCTCAAATTTACCCTTTCTCATTTTGTAATTACCAAGTTTAGTCCAACAACTCCCAGGTCTAATTTTATCCTTCATGAGAGGTTCACCTAAACACTTCTTTGGTATCGTGAGGGCATGTAACACAAAATAAGGCATGAGACTCCAATTACCATATTTGTATATATGATTGTCGTAGTAATCAGCTGTAGAAAATGATTCTGTAATTTCTAAAACATTTACACCATTCGAATTAATGTAATTCTCTTGGAAGATGTCCCACATGTGTCCATGTTCGTGTATACTATCATGAATAGGTATAGGATTAGGATCTGATAGTACTTCAGCAATAAACTCTTTCGGTGTTTTGAAAATATCCATTTCATCATACCCTTCAAGATAAGTGAAAAAGTTTCGAATATTACCATTACATCTATACGCCGCATTCTCAGCCTTGGGACCCTTATCTTCTGTAAGTGTGAGTAATGTATCTGGTTTGTGTCTAGGGATAAACACAGTTTCAAAATTTGGATACATACACATGTTTACAGAAGTCACCAATAATGAACCACGAGTCAGAGGGACACCATCCGAAACTTGTTCTATGATAGGTTTAAACACTGGATCATAGTCTTCAATAAATACATGCTTTGTAGAAGGTTTAATAAATGCCAGAAACGGTGATTTACTTTTCAGATGATCGGTTCGTAGTTCAACATGATTTAAACCTTTCAATACTTCTTCGAGAATGTACGATTTCCCAACACCATACCCCCCACATATGAATACATTCTTTCTTTCATCTAGATACTTACGAATGAGTTTGATCTGTTTCGTGTGAATTGTTGTCACGGTATTTATCTCTTCTTTTTTTTGCTCGATTACTTTAATGAAAGAGTCCATTGATGATCTTACTAATCAGGCCATAGATTTAGTGCTCGAAAATGACGCACTACATAAACGTATCGTAGAACCTTTAAAAAGGAAAATTTTACCATACGTTGCATGTGGAGTTCTAACCAATGTGGTTATGTTTATTCTTTTGGTGTACCTTGCTCGACGTCTGTCTCTTCTTCCTCTAACTCCTCAACTTCATCTAGATTAGATTCTTCACTAGCTTCACTTGGTGGTGGTGTTTTCGATTTAGAAAGAAATCTACCTACACGCTCGAGAGGTGTATTTTTAGTTATAGCTTCAATTGGCTCAATAGTCTTGGGAAGTTTGAGAATTGGAATTGAACGCACATTAAGAATTTCAGGTTTTGTAAAAATATTATCAAGTGGGTATTCTTTATCAAAATCTTTCATTATTTGTTTAGGGATTGATGGAGATTGTTCGAGGAGTCTGTCGTATTCAGTCTTGCAGTCTTCAACAAATTTCAAACCATCTTTCTTACGTTCATCACGTGATATCGCTAACATGAGTCGAATATTCCTAGATAATAGACCATGAGCTAACGCCGCAGTTCGATGATTTTCCATTAATTCATTAATTTTTAAGAATTGCATGATAGTCGCAATCAGTCCTGCAATTAAATTCAAACCACCTATCACAGATGGTGCAGCGGGTTGAATACTGGGGGGGAGTGTAGATTGTGCAAAGTTAGCTGTTCCTGTAATAGTTGAAAGTACAATGACGGGTAAGGTAAATTTCATACTCAGGTCTTTATAGAGTAAATATGATCTATGATGCATAAACCTATAACACGCACAGGCCTCACCCCATTGTCGTAATATAATTTCGTGCTGATCATTCCATACAATTTTTTCTTTTACCATTGTATATAGTAAATGAATATAATTTTTGCACTACATGTTATTTTTTTACTCATGATTTTGATAGTACCTTTTACAAATAATCGTAGAAATCTTGAGTTTTACTCGATGGTTATACCATTCATTTTTTATCATTGGTCAGTGAACGACGATACATGTGCATTGACCCAAGCGGAGATTGCAATGACTGGTAAATCTAAAGATGAAACTTTTATGGGCAGGCTAGTTGGTCCAATTTACAAAATGGAGGAGAATGATGTAAATAAGATGACGAAGACTATGTTTTTTGCTCTCTGGGCATTTGTTCAGTATAGATTGGGTGTTTTCGACACGTTCTTTGATGAACTAAAAGTAACACTCAAAGGTAAAACTACTTCTTCTTGACGAGTTCTTGAACTTGTTTCATAAAATTACGATTCCTTTGAATCCTGGGGTCAGCAGCAATTAAACGAAGAAGAGCTGCTGTAGGTATAACAGGTTTGTTACCATTGGATTTAGGAGTCTTTTTTAATTTTGTCTTTGCGTTCTGGAGTTGTTTAGCTGTTGGCATATACTATACATTGGGAAATTATACTGAGACCCACGTATTAACTGTGTACCTAAAAGTGTTATTTTTTAGATCTTCTGTATAATGTGGATGAGTCCAATAAGGTGGGAATACAATAGCCTCACCTTGTTTTAGTTTTGTTCTGAAATTTTGACATGGAAATACAATCTCTCCTCCATCATAATAACCATTTAATGCGATTATCAAAGAAAGACTTCGAATATGTTTTATAGGTATAGTCGTATTTCCATTAATCATATTAAATCCGGGACCGTCCATATGTAGTCTCGTTGGTCCATCTATCTTTCTTAGATTTATACTTTCTTCTATACCTTGATTATCAAATCTAGCAACTGGAATATAATATTTTCTATGAATAAAATTAGAAATATCTATAATCTTTGAAGTTATGGGGTTATAAAATGGGGTGCCTATGTATACTTCTTTTTGTTGTCCTTGTACATTTTCTCCGTCTCCAAATTTTAAACGTTTGTTATCATCTTTATTTATATAATCGACTAATTTATTACACATAGATTCTGAAAAAACATTACTGAACAAAAATATATCATTAGATGGTCTTAACGAGTATTTATTTAATTCTTCTTCTGTAGATAAATTTAGCAACATAGTTACCTATTTAAGTATTCTTAACTTTAATATATCTAAACTTGTCGAATATATGAGTTGTAACTTTGAAGTTAAAATACACAATCATACAAAAAGCATCCGCTATATCATGTTTTCTTTCATATGGAATCTCATCATCTAGATATTTTTCAGCTATTAGTACGGTTCTCTCTTTACGCTCTTCATAGTCTAGGTGTCTCATACCAAAATGCATATGCATGCTCACAGGTGAAATTAAAATAACCTTATCTTTGAACATGTAGTTTAATAGAATCTCAATATTTGTGAAACCTCCGGGTGGTTGTCTCTCTATAAGTATTTTATCAGCTGAATCAAACATATCTTGGTGATCTTCAACAAATAAAGGGATGAGGTCAACAAAGTCATTTGTGTGTATATACTTATAGTCCTCGAGACTTACCTTTTTCATGTACTTCACATCAATTTTTGGGCTATCTTCAAACTCGGCAGACACCAAACCCATATTATGAAACCCAATGTCTATCGCCAAGACCTTCATGTCTTTATGTAAAAGATTTTCCTTAACTATAGTTTACACTAAATGGAAGTTCATTTGACGTATCTACAAATTTTAATGCCATTGAAATGCGAGTTAAACCTGGGACTAAAGGTGCATAAGCCTGGTGTGGTATATATCCTTTGAATAGTACAGCTCTTTTTGTAAACGGTTCAATCCTAGTAATTTCTTTAGTGTTCAATTCTAAGTCTCCACCAGCCTTATCATAGTTTTCAGGTGTAATATCACCTATATATATTAAAAGTGTATAGTGATTCGATTTGGGATCATCTATGTGTAATGTCACGTCTTGACCAAGTACTTGACGATTTAAATAGACTCGTTCCAATTTAAAATTTGTATTCGTACATTTATCTAGTCTGTTTTTAATTTTCAAAATGAATTTTTGTGCGGAAGGGATAAGATTTTCCATATCATATGGCCAAGTTCTAGTAGGTCTCAAATCAATTAGATTTTTTTTATAGGCGTTATCTTTTGCAATGAAATACCACCGTCGATTTATGGATTGATGTATTTCACCATAGTATTTACCATTTAAATTGAGTGATTCTTCACCAGTGAATTGTCTAGCCTCTTCTAGTTCCTCATCGTTGATGAAATTCTCAAAAATGGTTATGTCCTTCATACATTTTATCTCAAACATTTTCCTTAACTATAGTATATGAAGAACAAGCAAAAAACTCAATTATTGTTATTGACGGTTGTTGTACTTGTCGCGGCTGTAGGCTACATGTTCTACAACCCCCAAGTTGTCGAGGTCCCAGTAGAAGTAGCTGTTCCAGTACCCGTACGTCCGGTACCTACTCGTCGTGGTCACACCCAAGAACCCGAATTTAGGGGTCCACCCATCAAACAATACAAGCCTGGTCACATGCAACAAATGGGTCTAATCACGAATGGTGATGAGACTCTCCCCCTATATGGTAAGGAGGTACGTGGTCGCCGTGATCGCTACAATTACTACACCACCACCGGAGGTGAAAACTTATACCCAGTGTCAGTCTCCCACAATGCGAGGGACTGTATGGAAGACATTGGATGCCAAGAGCTATACGGAAATGAAACAGTCACCGTAATGGGAAAGACTGGTTCATTCACTGTAAATATGTACAGGACTGATGATTTTTTCTAATTTAACGTTTCTGTATATCTTTTGCGACAGTAGTTGTTGAAGATATGCAAGACAAACAACAACAAGCTGCCATCAACCCAGTTTGTGGTACTAGGGGCATCTGTAAAATGGTTGTGGTGCCACTACCTGTAATAAATATACATATGATTAGGCATATGAGAGCCCCAATATGCATAGGTTCATCACTTGAATATATCATCTACTATAAATAACGATTTTTATTGCTCAGCTGGAGTCTCCTGACTCTTTTTGACACGTTTCTGTACGTCATTTATAAGTGAACTTGTTTGACTGGAAGAACAGCATGCTGAAAGAGCACAAGCTGCTAATATAGGTGGTGTTTTCATAGGAATTCTCATCATACCCATAAGGCCCATCACTGAACAAAGCAAGCATGCAATTGTGAAACCTAACTGGCTATTACCCATGGGTTCACCCGAGGTTTTGAAGAGGTCTCCTAACATCTTTACTATAGCTCAACAAAAATTATTTCGTAAATTAGAAATCATATCATATTCTCTTGTTAGAAATCCACTATTTCTACTAAGTTTTACCTTTGCCCTCAATAATTCAACTACTGTGTCCTCATCGAGATGTTTAAGAAAATCCACCTTCGCCTCGATATCGTCAAGTTGATGAGATTCTTTTTTTCCCTGTACATACGGCCACGTATGTTTTCGTAATGACGCAAGTTCTTCTTCAAGTTTTCTAATTCTTGGAAGAAGTACCTTGCTAATCATAATTTTTAATTCAAATACATCAGTCATCTTACCCTAGGTGCGTTTTTTATCTTTATACACAATAAGATGTCACTCCCACAAGGTAAGCGTGAATTTATAAGAAAGTTAGTAGCGGGTTTAGATAATTTAATGGAAATTACACAAATTGCAAATCAAATTGGGATTAGCCCAAGAAACGAAATAGAAGAATTTATAAAAAAACAATTTCTTGTTCAAACTGATACGGGTGAATATAGTGTAAACAAGGTCGCATTCCGTATGGGTGTCCAGGTCCTAGATTTTGATATATTATCCAAAGTATTGATGCATTTAGACAAACTAAAAATTAAACTTAAAAATGTATTTGATAGGGCGAACCTAAACCCACTCTATTTCGGTCAAGAAGGTATGTTATACGCCAGACTTATTGAGACGGGTGATCTGAAGACTTTTCTTGATCTGATTTTATATTGATACTACCATCATAAGTGACGGGCTTGAAGAAGTCATTGAATGGGCAACCTGGACACCTTCTATGACGTATAGCACAATCGAGCCTGTCAACCTTCTTCATACATGGTTTTTTTCGCGATCGATATGTTCGTCGCCGTCTTCCAATGTTATGAAAACAAATTGGCGTTTGACCAACAGCCAACATATTAATAGAATTAAGAATGATAACTTTATATTATAATATCAACCAAGAGTATATGCAGTATCTTGAATTAAAAAACAAGGCCAAGAAGCAAGGTCTTCGGATCACCAAAACTGTCAAGGGTAAACGTGTGAAGCTCACAGCAAGGGAACTTCGCACCAAAATTAGGATGAACTTTGATAACAGTGTGAAAAATGCACAGAGAGTTATCAGAGTGTGTCAAACTATAGTTGCTCCAACTGTGGTTCGTGCGGGTATTCCTCCCCCACCACCACCTCCTCCACCTCCACCCCAACGGCGACCAGTCGTAAACGCTCGACGCGCTAAACTCATGGCTGAACTGAAAAATGTCCTCAAAAAGAAGGGAATGGTGGCCTAAATTATACTTTCGTGACAACCATTGATTTGATGCTGGTACACTTTTGGTCTGATGGACCACCTAGGGTTATTTTTGTACCACCCTTGTTTTCATTAGGGTACGTATCGACACTGAAACCTGCTGGTACGATGAGAGATTTAAAAGGTGTTCCCATTGATACTGTGATTTCTCCATCATCAAATTGAGCTTCTTCACCAAAAACATGTCCATCCCCCTTATAATCACATTCCATAAAGGCACTGACAAAAGGTGACACCTTCCTCTCGGCTATCAATTCTTCCTTAGCTGCGTTCTCCTGTTCTTTTTTGAACATGTAAAATCCTCCACCCACTGAGGCACTCAGGGATGACATGGCACAAAACATGAGAGCTATCTCAGCCATATTACATTAATCATACAAAATTAATCCCAAAACGTTTCTTCATGAACTTCTCAACACCCTGAAACGTAGGAAAACTCCAGAGGTACCAACGGGACCAAAAACCGGCCCCGCTGATACCGCTCATCTTCCAATTCTCTTTGTCGCTCCGATCGACATTTAACATTTTTGTTTGGATCTTCTTGGGATCTCGTTCTTCTATGGTTTGTCTGGGTACATGACCCCCATGACGCAACACATAGGAACGCATACGTGAAGGATTCTTGTGTTTGGTGTAGTCGGAATATCCACTGGCACCAAAGTCAACAGTCCTGCCGTCTTCTAAGACAGCCCTGAACTTCTTTTTAGGGTTAGGGC